CCAAGTACTGTATCCATCTTCTGTATTAAAAGCCCAACCTGTAGTAAAGGACATCATCCCAATGATACTTGGGATTGCGATTGGTCTGTCGTCAATCTTTTCACCCTCCAATACTTTAGGAACTGTGTTTCCACCATCCCATTGAACTAGAACATCTTGTTGAAGGATTAATTCCCAACCAGTAACATTTGCAACTGTCAGAGGAAGACATTGGTATGCGTGCTTGTTATAAGTAGCATCCATCCAATCTCTATTGAATCTAGACTGTTTTATTTCTGGTGGATTTTGAGTTGTTTTTATTAAAGTTAACTTGGTCATTAGATTACCTTGGTGGAGCGTACATTATTGGCTGTGTGCCACCTTTTGATATGCCGACATTATCTGTTACTTTTGAACCGTCTGAAGCGTACCCTATAGCTTGTCTATGATTATTGTCATTATAGTCAAACATTGTTACAGCGCTATATTTGATGCCGCTAGTCACTTTTAACGAAGCGTGTGCATAGATATAGGTTGACGGGAATATTAGGATGTCACCTTTTTGAGGCTTAAAAGCAATGTTTAAATATGGGAACCATAGTTCTCCACCTTCATAATCATCATTAAGATAAGCAATTGATGAAACTGTACAGGTGTAAGAGAAGCCATGATCTGTATGAACGGCAAAATGTTGATCTGCACCATAACGAACAAAGTTAATAGCCTCCATATATTCCATTTTAAAGTTATACAAAGACTCATAATGATTCAAGCAGGCTTTAATTGCTTTTTCTACATCATCGTAACAGTTTTTAATTTCTTCAAATTCAGGAGTTAGCATTGGCCAGTGTGCTGGGCTCATCTTTAAATCTACACAGTCCCTATAGTCTGGCATCTTTTCATTATATCCAACCATAGCTTCTGACCACTTAAATAAATCATGGGTACTATTCCCAATAGTTGCTTCTAATCTTTCTGGAATGTTTACATCATCTGCAAGTGCACCTCTATACAAATAGATTCCAAGCTTAGCGTTATCTTCTGGATTTTTACAAGCTCCTACATGAAAGTATTCCACAATATCTCCGTTCATTTTCTATTTATGATATGATTATTGTACCACAACTTCAAGCGCAGAGGTTACCATGTTTGAGACAGAAGATAGGTCATTAATTCTACCAGGACACTTTGGTTCTTCAACAGAGAATATAAAAATTATCAAAAATTTTGTTGAATTAGAAGATCTAAAAAAAATACAATCTTTTCTACCAACCATTAATGAATGGATGGATGCGGGAGAAAATACGTATTCAGAAGATGGGACTTGCACTTACGATGCTTCTTATTGGTCCAATCGTCAGTGTAGTTATGACATTCTTTCTAGAATTAATTTAGATATCTATAATTTAATAGATAAATATATTCTAAAAATGAAATATTTTTTAGAAGATAGTTTTAGCGTTAGATTATCAGTAAGACCACCAGTAATTATTAGATGGTTTCCAGGCCTTGAGCAACAACCCCATGCTGATAAGCAACTAAACGATGGAGCGCCTAATCCATTCCCCACATATGATTTAAATTCACTAATTTATTACAATGATGAATTTGAAGGCGGAGAGCTTTATTATCCACAACATGATATTATTGTTAAACCAGACCCTGGTCTTGCGGTTGCTCATCCTGGTGATATTAATTATCTTCATGGCGTCAAAATGGTAACATTTGGAGAAAGATTTACCACACCATCTTTTTACACCATTACTGAATTAATGTAAATAAATTTATTATCAATTAGATAACCCACCCTTTTTACGGGGTGGGTTTTTCTATTACCTGACTACTTAAACGCTGGTGGGAAGAATGGTGGGAAGTAAGGCGGGAAGTATGGTGGGAAATACGGTGGGAAGAATGGTGGGAAGAACGGTGGGAAGTAAGGCGGGAAGAACGGTGGGAAGAACGGTGGGAAGTAGGGACTATTAATAGCGTAGTCTATAGCTGTACCAAGTGGTACTACAGATGTGTCAGTAAGCGCTGTTGCTACTGTATCTAGTGTAGTTCCAGTATTTACTGTATTAGCAGCACCTGGTACTACAGTTACATTTCCAACTGTAAATCCAGCACTAGTTATAGCTGTATTAGCGTCAGCTTTAGCTGTTCCGAGCAGCTATAGCTGGCTTAGCATTTTTTCTTTTAGACTTTGGACCTTCACTATTATTTACAGCCATATTATGCGCTCAAATCTCCTAGGGCTACCCAAGTATTAGCAGCTCTCTTTACTAGTGTAGCAGATGACCATTGAGTGCGCAACTTGGCTCCTGGTGTAGCGTTTAAAGTTACGCCTGAGCCTGCAGTCAAAGTTATCTGACCAGTGTTTGTTTGTAAAATTACAATAGTTGCTCCAGTAGCAAAGTTAACACTGTCATCTGCTGGAATCGTAAGAGTAGTTGCGGAAGCGTTCGAAAGCTCAACCATTTTATTTTTATCTGTTAACACTAAAGTGTAGCTTGCTGTTTGTTGATTTAAAACAGTGTCTGCTATTTTACTTTGATCAATTGCTGCCGTTGTTGATATATCCGCATTAACAATTGTTCCTTCGGCAATCATTGCACTTGTTACTGTATTGGCAGGTAGTGTTACAGTTCCAGTAAAAGTAGGGCTATCAATAGGAGCGTAGTAGGCACTGCTTTGTCCGTCAAGTAGATCGGCGTTAAGATTTGTAACAACAGTATTTGACGCCACAATAAATGGTGCGGTTCCAGTTGCAACAGTGCTTTCAAATGTATTAGCCACAACATCAGCAGCTGCATATGAACCGTGTGCTGTGTTAATTGGAGCCGTTGGCTCTACTGTTAAACCCTTAAAAAATTTAAACTTATGACTATCTGAAGCGTCGCTAAATAACCCAGCGTGACGGTATGTTCCATCATTATAGTTACCCGCAAAACCAAGATCTGGGTCAGTGATTTCAGAGCCACCATTTAGATAAATAAATGGGTCAGATATGTTAAGACTTGTTTGATTAACGGTTGTTGTCGTTCCTGTTACAATTAAGTTTCCACCAACAGTAACATTTCCATCAGTTGAGATAGTTCCAAATGAAACGCTTGCATTAGTTGCAACTGACTGTCCAATAGATATCGTTGGAGTGGTGGTTCCGCTAATTGTTACTCCAGTTCCTCCAGTTATAGAGGTTACTGGAGCAGTGCCATTTGCTGCAGATGTAAGTTGACCTTGTGCATTTACCGTAATGCTAGGATATGTGTATGATCCTGCAGATACTGCGGTATTGGTAATTGCAACAGATGGAGAAGAACCTTCACCTGGAGTGTGGGTAATTGTTATACCAGTGCCAGCAGTTACATCAGAAACATAATTTCCAGTAGTGTCAGTTCCTAAATCGATTAAATCATTAATCCAAGCTGAGCCATTATATTTAAGGAAATTACCAGATGCTACATCTGTTAACGTAACTCCACTAATGTCATCAATACTATTAAGGGGTGCAATTGATTCGTTGATCCAAGCTGAACCATTATACCTTAAGTATTGTCCAGTAGCGTTGCCAGTAATAGTTACATCGCCAACATCATCTAGATTGTTAATAATTGGAACAGAAGCCCACTCAATTCCAACTCCAGCACTTGAATTTGCCCTTAGGAAATACCCATTAGTGCCAACTGATAATTTACTAAAAGTGTCATCTGCGGCACCGACGATGATGTCTCCCTTTGCGTCAAAAATAGATTTTTGAATAAATATATTAGCAGCTGAGTTAGCTGCATTACTTTCCGCAACAAGAGCTCTTGATTGAACAAATTCAGTTGTTGCTATTTGAGTAGTGTTGGCGCCAGCGTTTGCAGTTGGCGCGGTTGGAGTTCCTGTTAAGGCAGAATTTGCAGAAAAAGCAAAGCCAGTAAAATCAACCGACGAGGTTCTAGTTCCAGTTACTCTACCGTAAGAGTCTGTGGTAATACTGTCTACAAATGTCGTTGTATTTGCCCCACCAGTCGAGCTAACATTTACTGTAGCAAGATCGATTGAATTTGCATTTACTTGAATCCTAGCAGCATCTGCCGAAATAACATTAATAGTATATCCGTCTCTGGCTAATCCAGCTCCAGCTTGTGTTGCTGCAGTACCCGCAAAAATGGAATAAACAATATCATCAACACCAATACTTATCTGACCGCCAGTTCCAGTCCCAGCTGATGTAACAACGTAGGAGTTACCTACGGTAACTGCACCGTTTACAACGTAAACTGCATCACCAGGTTTTACTTCCCCAGCAGGACTATTGTCTGCATCTGTGCGGCGTGTTAGAACAAAATATGCTGAAGCGCCTCCAGTATTAGTTATTGTATAAATACCATTTTGTTTTGCATCAGCTTGATCTTTAATTAAAAGTGACTCATCCTGCTCTACGGTTGCTCCATCTACTACTAGAGCTCCAAAAGCATTTCCTGTAAGCGTTGCGCCAACTCCATCAGTTCCATTGCTATATGTGCATGCTGGGAGTGCTGCATTTGTTCCCCAAGCAACTGCTGCATGCCAGTTAGTGCCCGCAGCTAATGAATCAACATAGGCTCTAGTGGCTAAATCTGTTGAACTTGTTCCCGCGTTTGAGGCAATAACAGAGGTAACATTTAATGTTCCATTTGAGCTTATATTGCCAACTACTGTGCCAGAAGAATTCTTTAATTGAATTAAAGGTGCTGTAGCATTAGCGGCTGCTTTAATTACAAAAGCTTCATCATAGACTGTGATTTCAGGGGCGGTTTCAATTCTTAAACGGGCCATATCTCTCCTAGTGTGAGACTTTAAACAACTAGGAATATAGTAATAGGTAAACTATGAAATTATTGGGTTATTCTCTTTAAAAACTCAAGCATCTTGCCAGTATATTTAATGCGCCCAAAATGGGTTAAATTAATAGTTGGATCAACCCAAATTTTTCCAGCCATTTTTTGCCAATATCTACAAAATCCATAGTCTTCAGATAAGAATCTTCCGTCATCATCTACATAAGAATTAAATAGAGCGTAGGAGTTTTCTCTTTCTGCTCCAGACAAAGCTCCAGTGTCATCATTGTATTTAAGCTTCTTATACTTTTTAAACATCTTATCAAATACTTGACGCTTAATTAACATAAAGCCAGTTCCAGCTTCATAGCATTCGATTGCGCCGTTTTCGATATTTAATTGATTTTCTCCAGGCTTAGTCATATGCACTACATACCTAGTTGCATATTCCATTAGGTCAGTTGCTGGCAGATCTGCCTGAGCTCCCTCTTTTACCTTGTCCCAACTTATTTCCTTAATTGGATAGGAAGCTGTCATAACATCTTTATCGTGCCAAAGCATCTTGAGAACCGCTTCTTTATCGAATTGTAGGTCTACGTCAATAAATATCAAATGAGTATATTCTGGATTACCCATAAACTTAGCAACAAGATTGTTTCTTGCGCGATTAATCAAAGAATCTGATATAGTGCAAACTGAATACTTTAAACCAATTTCTTTAAAATAAAGAGCTGTTTGCAAAAAGCTCATCATAAAGGGCTCAGTTACGTGAGAGTCGTAACATGGAAGGGCAAAGAAAATGTGCCAGTTCTCAAGCTGTTCTTTTGAAATTGTTATATTAATCGGTTGTTCTTCTACAGGCATAAGGAAATATTAGCCTAAAAATAGCTATTTGTCAAATTTAAGCTATCTGAGTAGCGGTAACAATTACTGATGGAGTTGCTGGTCTTGTAGGACTTGTTTGCGCTGCATCTGTAATAAGTCTCATATTAACATCTGGAGACTGCCACTTTATTTCTATATATTGTCCAGCTGTAACTGCAACTATAAAATTCCTAGCA